GCCTTCTAAAGCGCGTCGCTCGTTCTATGAAGCGCGGAACTCCTGGACGCGTGCGATGTGGATCGGAGCTGGGCGCATGGCTATCGTTACGTAAAGCTGCGTAACACGCTTGATATTATCCACTACGTTAATCAAAAACCGACCCGTAGCATCGTGCTGGCGGGAGAATCAATTTACGTTGATCCTGAAGAGGCCGCGGCGCTTATTGCGCAGAGCCACGTTTACGCTCTATGAGCTACTACGACGACGATTTGCGCGCTGGCGATGAGGACATGTTGCAGGAGTTCGGCAGACCAGTGCGGCTGCCTGGCCGCGCGGACCCGATAACAGCTATTTTCAATGAGCCATATACCCGGACGGATTTACCCCATTCTGGATTTATCACTGGCACAGTGACAAGCATCACCGCACAGTCAGATAGCGTAACGGGCCTGGCTGCGCGAACTGTTATTCAGGTCCCGAAGCGGCGCGCGCCGGATGAGGCAGGGAATCTGGTCTGGACTGACTGGACTGATTACGTTGTTAAAGAACCTCAACCGGATGGCACCGGGCTTACAGTCATTTATCTGGAGCCTCATACGTCCAGCGATACCAGCATTTACTCAAAATATTGAGTGGGCCCGCGGGCCCACTTAGGGAGGAAACATGGCCGGTCCGCGCAGTAATGCGCAGATGTTTGACATCGATATGTCAGCTTTAAACTCCCTGCGCGAATCCCTCAGCGCGTCGCAGAATCAAATGATCATGGCTTATAACCGGGCGTTAAACAGAACAGCGAAGCATATGCACCGCGTTTCAGTCGCGATGATGATTGAGTCGCTTGGAGTCAAAAGCCGAAAAGCCGTTAAGCATCGCATTAAACCCTTCGTGAAACGCCGCAACTATTCAAAAGAGGGCGGCGGCGACCTCAGCAGCGCAAAAATCTGGTATGGCATGAACGATTTTCGCGTTCATGACTTGAAGGGTTCGATGCGTAATCCGCGGAAACAAACGCAGGAGCGCAACCCCGAAACCGGTCAGTTTATGAAGACCAAAAAGGGCGCGCGCGGTGCGACTTTTATCCCCAAAGCGGAAGGACTGCACGCCATGAGCTGGCCCGATTCGTTCGTAGCAAAGCGCTACGGCTCGAAAAGCGTCTGGATTCGTCGTGCTGGCGGCGGTATTGAAGAGGCTCGTGTGCCCGTTCATGAGGAACTGGAAGATGCTATCGATGAGTATATTTTTGAAAATATCGGCACCGTATTCATGCGCTATTTTGAGCAGGATTTGCGTGGCCGCGTGGCAGGAAATGTGACATGACAATAAGCACAGGATTAGATGCGTTTGACGAGTACGCGAATCACATAAAAGCCGCCATTCTGCAGATCCCATTCATTAAAACCTTCGGGCTCTACCCTGAAATTCCCGCAGGATTCGAGACACCGGCTGTTTTTTTTGAAGTTGAAAGCTGGAGCCCAAGCGACGAAGTGGTCACAGGGGCAGAAACAGGCGTCGAACTCGACTGCAATATGTACTTGCTCCGTGAGTTTGCTGCCGATCAATACGGGCAAAAGGCGCGAAACGCCGCTCTCGTCCTTTCTGGCTGGATTAACGGTCGACAGTTTGGCCCCGCAACGAAACCTGCGAAGTTCGCCGGTGCTGAAGAAGCGACATGGATGAAAGACGGAACAGCCCTGGCTTCGCATTCAGTCTGGTGCGTTAGTTTTTCACAAATTGTTGGCGTGGGCGCAGACCCGTTCGCTCCACCTGCTGACGCTCCGCTGCTGAAAGAGCTGTTTGTTGGGCTTGCACCGGATATTGGAAAGGGTCATGAGGCCGATTATGTCCGGATCTTCCCAAGATGATTTTACCAGCGCGGACATGTTTCGCCGCTTGCGCGACATTATAAAGCGCGGTGTCGTCCAGGCAGTACAATTGTCCCCGCCGCGTGTACGTGTTTCGTTCGGCGGCGAACACTCCTCGGGGTGGCTGCAATGGTTTACCCTGGCAACGTCGGAACGCGTTGACTGGAGCGCGCCGAAAGTCGGCGATCCCGTCACTGTTATTTCAGAAGGGGGCGATCTACGAAACGGTGTAGTTTTTCCGGGTCTTCTCGTCGATGGCCGCGCCGTTCCATCAAGTAAGCCTAACGAGCATGTCACTGCATATTGTGACGGCGCTGCGTTGACTTATGACACAGAGAGCCACGTTTTGACATGGCAGGGTGTTGAAGGCGGCACGGTGCGCATCATCGCGGAGTCAAAAGTTGACATTCTCGGCAAAGATGAAGTGACCGAAACAAGTGAAAATGTTGTTAACGTTCACGGCGGTAAGGTGATTAACGCCGACGCAGAAGTTATCAACGCCACCGCAACGCAAGCGATCAACATGGGCGCGCCGAAAATCAACGCCACCGCGCCGGGTGGAATTTTGTTTGATGGTCCCGTCCATATGACTAAAACACTGGTCGTAGATGGCCTGGGTACTTTCAGAACCGATCTGAGCGTAGAGGGTGACAAGGGCGGCTCGGGCAATATCAGAACCGCAGGCAGTGTTATAGCTGGCAAAGAAGTTCAGGACCGGCAGGGCACGCTTTCAGAAATCCGCCTCACTTATAACGGCCATCACCACAACTGCCCGGACGGACCGACGGACGGCCCCTCTATTCCAATGGTGTAACCCTCATGAAAGGAATGAACCGCAACACCGGCAAAGTGCTCGCGGGGACTGATCACATCCGCCAGTCTGTGGTGGATATTCTCACAACCCCGCTCGGCACTCGCGTAATGTTGCCGGAGTACGGCAGTAATCTTGCTGATCTCGTCGATAACCCCAACGATCCGGCCCTGGCAATAAAAATTATCATGGCCAGCGCCGGGGCGTTAGCCCGGTGGGAACCACGTGTACGTGTCGACAGGGTAAGGCCTGTGACCATTAATGCGAGCACCGGTCTGATTGCTATTGATATTACAGCAACGGATGTCGAGACGCGCAAACGGCTCGAATTAAACAACCTGGAGTTGCCGTTTAAATGACCACAATTGTGCAGAACTCGATCGTTAAGACGATTGACATGAGCCTGCTGCCGCCGCCTGATTTTGTTATAACGCCCCTTTTTTCAGAAACAAAAAGCCAGCTGATAAAAGAACTGCAGGAACTCGATACAGATTTTAATGCGCTCCTCGAATCAGATCCGGCGATGAAATTACTGGAAATTGTGGCGTACCGAGTGATTATTAACACGGCGCGTGTAAACCAGGGGATGCTGGCCGTCCTGTTGGCGTTCGCAAAAGGCAACGACCTTACCCAACTGGGCGCGAACCTCGACTGCGAGCGCCTGCTGATCACCCCTGCTGACGCGGATGCGGTGCCACCCATTGCAGCAGTTTACGAAAGCGACGACGAGTACCGGCACCGCATCCAGTTGTCATGGTATGCACGTAATACGGCAGGCAGCACTAATGCGTATAATTTTCTCGCGCGTACCTGCGATTCTGATGTGTTATCGGCGCAGGCTTACGGGCCGCCGGTAACGCAACCTGGATACGTTGATCTGTATGTACTGTCGAGAACTGGCACTGGTACCCTGCCTGCCACACTCGAGCTATTGTCGCTGACAGCAGAATGCAAGATCACGACAACCGGATTCGGCCCCGATGAAGACCGAGAATGGACAATAAGCAATCTCAATCTAACGCTCGGAGAGGGTGGTTTTTCGATGCGTTTAAATCTGGAATAAAAATGGCAAAAATATCAGGAATATATTGCAACGGGTTCGGTGAACCCAGGGCTGGAGTTACGCTTGAATTAACAGCAAGAGCAACAAGCTCTAACGTGATAATGACTACTAAAGCCAGCCAGAAGACCAGTAACGATGGAAGTTATAATTTTGAAGTTATGCCATGCACTTATGTCGTTACAGCAAACAAATCATATCTTGGCATTATCCAAGTTTATACGGATAGTCCGGACGCCAGCTTAAATCAATACCTGGCAGCGTTTAATCCAGATGCTGTCACACCAGAAATTTTGGCAGAGATGCAAGCTCTGCTCATCGATGCATGCGCTGCAGCAAAAAGCGCTCAAGAGTCGGCAGAAATGGCAGCAAGCTATGCAACGCAACAAATCGTCGACTTTGAGGGGCCAGGCTTCATCGGTTTCTTTTCAATTTATACCAATACACGCGATATTTTCTTAAAACCCGGTGCCGAAGTTCCGGCAAGCAGTCTCTTATACAGTGGAATAAGCGACCCCGCGGCCTTTATGATTCAATCGTATAGTCACCCGGCTGGAGGAACCTGGCGTTCGTTGGGTTTTGCTGCATGCCAGGGAAAATTAGACGGTAAAGCCGTTTTGCCTTTTCAACGTGTTGATACGGCCCCTAATCCGAAGCAATTGCTAAGAAGCACCCGGGCGGGAGTAAGGAACTGCATTTATTCAACGCCCGATAAAACGCTTATTGACTGTGAAGTTTACAGGGGAGGGAGCTGGCATCCGTTTACAGCCAGTTTTTCGGATAATACTACATGGGGACGAGAAATTTATAGCAACGCGCAAAAAGGCTGGTACGGCGTTGTCGCAGAATACTCAGCCCCTACGAAGTAATAAAAAGGGCCTTAGCGGCCCTTGTGTTTTCTGTCGTTCAAATATCGGCACACTAAAGACCATCCGTCCAGCGCCAGCAGAAACAGGGTGGGCACAGTGCTGATGGCCGTGAGGATTGCAACGACTGACTCTACAAGCGGATCACCCTTCCACATTTACCACTTCCCACGCTAAGTTGATGAAGCGCCCTTTTCCCCCTCTCTCAAATCCCGTCTCGATCTCATATTCCCACGGAAAATCTGTTTTCATAAATGCATAAAGTCCAGAGCATGGGCTGTAACGCCGCCGCGCCTTTTGCAGCTGCTTACACAGACGCTCGGTAACGCTGGCGGGGTCGCGACATAAAAGGATTACATCCCCGCTGGCGTAATGCGCTCCAACGGACATTGCAAGCGGCTCGAAATAAGGCGCAAATTCAGCGATACGTATGGAAGTTACCCGGTTATGAGTAATGTTTTCAGCGTTCCCCTCATTCACGAGGATAACTTCGTGAAGTGACTTCATAGCGGGGTTCAGCGTCATGGCTTTAACGGCATCCCTGTTTGCAGCGTTGTATGATGCAACAAGGCTAATCTTCTTTGTCATTGATTTCATTCCCTGGAAAATTCCCGCAATGAAATCATGTGTATTGACTGCATTTCAAATAGGTTGCATAGATCAATTTACTGATATTGATCGCCGAAAACGATCAATGTATAGCACCCTGCAATTATAGTTTATACGTCAACCCCAACCCATTCACTTGAACAATGCGCAAACCTCCATTACTGTATGTATATACAGTAATTATAAGAAGAAAGGGGCAGCACTATGTTTGCCTTGGTTGATGTGAACTCGTTTTATGCGTCATGTGAATCTGTCTTTAGGCCCGACTTGAAGGGGAGGCCCGTCGTTGTTCTCTCGAATAATGATGGATGTGTGATTGCCAGAAGTGCCGAGGCAAAGCAGATCGGCATTGCTATGGGAGAAGCGTACTTCAAGCAACGGGATCTATTCCGGCGCTACAATGTGGTCACGTTCTCCAGCAATTACGAGCTGTACGCGGACATGTCGAACCGCGTCATGACCACGCTGGAGATCTTGAGTCCTCGCGTAGAAATTTATAGTATTGACGAGGCATTCTGCGACCTTACAGGCGTGCGGAACTGTCGTAACCTGGAGGACTTTGGTCGCGAGATTCGCGCAACGGTTTTGCAGAATACGCATCTGACCGTCGGTGTCGGCATTGCTCAGACCAAAACCCTGGCGAAGCTTGCGAACCATGCTGCGAAGAAGTGGCAGCGGCAGACTGGTGGAGTGGTCGATTTATCAAATGTCGATCGGCAGCGCCGGTTAATGTCTATCGTTCCCGTCGAGGATGTCTGGGGTGTAGGACGGCGTATTAGCAAAAAGCTCAATACCCTGGGTATCAAAACCGCTCTCGATCTCTCAGAGCAAAGCACCTGGGTTATCCGCAAGCACTTTAACGTGGTGCTGGAGCGAACCGTGCGCGAGCTGCGGGGCGAGCCTTGCCTGGATCTGGAAGAGTTCGCCCCGGTAAAACAGGAAATCGTCTGCTCGCGTTCGTTCGGTGAACGAGTAACGGAATACGAGCAGATGCACCAGGCGATCTGCAACCATGCGGCGCGCGCAGCTGAAAAGTTGCGCGGTGAGCATCAGTATTGCCGCTACATATCTGCGTTCCTAAAAACCTCTCCATTCGCACTCAATGAGCCGTACTACGGTAACAGCGTATCTGTAAAACTCCTCGCGCCCACCCAAGATACTCGCGATATTATCAATGCGGCGGTGCGCTGCTTGGACAATATCTGGCGTGACGGCCACAAGTATCAGAAAGCTGGCGTAATGCTCGGTGACTTTTTCAGCCAGGGTATTGCCCAGCTGAATCTGTTCGATGAAGCGGCGCCACGGCATAATAGTGAGAAACTGATGGGTGTTCTTGATCATCTAAACGCAAAAGACGGAAAGGGGACTTTGTTTTTTGCAGGGCAGGGAATACAGCAGCAGTGGCAGATGAAGCGGAAAATGCTTTCTCCTCGTTACACGACAAGATTTTCCGATCTGCTGATCGTACGTTGATAACAAATGACGACGGAACCATCGAGGGCTTTGCAGCGGAAGAAGTCGAGGCGATGGGCAGGGTGACGTACTTCATCAACAGAGCAGATGCTGATGATGAGTCTCCAGTGTATGAAGCGGTGCGCACCTTTATATTTTACAAACACCTCGGTAGCGATTTTGCCATGGTGAGCGGAAACGGTAAAGTATAAGATGTGTTTTCTGGAAGGAGTTACGCAAAGTTTTCAGCATGCTTTGGCAGTCTTCACGTTCGCTATTTGACAGGGGTTTTGCCATCTTTTTGTCTGCACCTAATCGCAGGCATAAATAACCTATAAAAGGCAAGTTTTGTTGTGGATTACTGATCGGCATAGGAGGGTTTAATCTTTGAACCCACAGAATGGATTGAAGGATAGCGTTGCGAATGTATTTCGAATTGACTTTCACCAGTGATGATACTCAATTGGAGTTAATTAACAATAAGGCAGGCAAAGAGAAAAGCCTTGGAGTAACCCAAGGCTTTAATTGTGTCGGTCTTAACCACGATACTTAGAGACAGGGATTTTGATCGGGAAAGCGGTAAGGCCTTTCTGATGCGCAAAAATCCTTTTACCCTTAACAGTAATGAAAGGGCGATAGATGGTAATGTACTCTTCGTTCGTATTGGTAATACCCATGCTTGACAACCTCTTAGTTTTGCTGTTGACAAAACCTAAGGTAAGCGTATACTCATAACCGCCAAGTTTTCGTATTCACTTACGATAGGAGAAGCCAGCGACAGCAATTCGCTGGCTTTTTCGTTACCTTTTTCCATTTTTTCTGAACCATGTCTCAGCTGCTTGTAAGCTAACGCCAAAGGTAAAACTAATCTCTTCTGACGTCATTCCTTGCGTGACAAGCCTCTCATCTATTAAGAAGTGACTAGCAAAGACATCCGCCTGACATTCACTGTCTTCATATATTTTATGTCCACCAGGTACCTTGCTCCTTGCGTATGCAACTTGATTACGATGCATAACTAAATGGCCAAGTTCGTGTGCCACTGTAAAACGTGCGTGATTATCACCATCGCATAAGGCATCGTAGACAGATTGCTGAAGAACAATTTTATTCCGGTCTGGATAGGTCACAGCATATCGCTTCGGAAGTTCGTGATCCTCAACGATTTCAAGATCGATCGTTTCGGATGCCATTAAGGCTTCAAGAAGCACTTCAAGTCTCAAGTATTCTTGATTTGAAACCTGCAGAGCTTCCCTAAGCCGATATGCATACGACTTGATCTTGTCGTGACTTAAAGGTGAAACTCGATGGCCAAGTTCTCGTTTCATTACGGTCATTGTCTAGTCCTTCAGCATTTTGTTAAGCTTATCAAGCTGTTCAGGACTCAGATCTTTGAATTTTCGAGCAAATACAAGCATTAACTCTTTATTCTGATCCTCTGCATCGGACATATCGACCTTGATGATCGGCTGAGAAATAGCAGCCTGTCGTTTAAGCTCCTGAGCATCTTCCCCAGTTAGTCCGAAAACAGCTTCTACTGTGTTTACTAAAGTGTCCGGGATAGCCCGTTTACCTAATTCAATGGCAGATAAGTATGCTGAGCTTACTCCCAGCATGTCTGCCA